CGAGTGGTTTGAATACCTCGGCGGTGAGATACCTACAACGCGGCCATTCTGCGAGAATCGTGAGGGCGGCATCTACCATCGCAAAGAGATTGAGGCGTGGGGCGCGGGTAAGAATAGTGCTGGCATCAATGACATTCGTGACGGCTCATGGGCTGGGCGCATTGACGGCACAGATAGTAAGTCGATATTTACACTTGTAGGGGGGTGGAACTGTCGGCACTATCTTGTGCCAGTGCCAGAAAGAAAAGTGCCGGAGACGGTCAAAGCTCGTGCGAGAGCTGAGGGGTTTATTGATTAGTTACTTATGCTTAAACATGGCAACGGTATTGCGTTCATTCGCTTTGAATTCCGTCACCACTTCAGGCCCAGTTGCAAAGGCATCAGCGAAGTGAGAATAAACCACATAATTTAAGCTTGCCATGTCCATCGGTATTGATGCTTTTTGCACATTGAAATATGTTTCATTTGCCATCAGCTGAAAGAATCTAAGTGCAATAGAATAAGCACCGCCAACAACGCCACAATTCAACAGGGCCAAGCTCCTTGCATGTCTATACAAACTCATGTACTTGGGGCTTTTGCAGTGCCGCCATTGGTTTAATTTAAGCCAAGGACTGGAAAGTTTTTGGCCTTTCTCATAGCCGACATAGAGCAAATTCTCATTAACCTCAAAAGGATTACGAAGGACCTCAACATCGGTAGCATCCACGCACCACACATGGCTTGCTCTATTCTTTTGTATGTAGTCCAACTGCATCAACCAGCGAAAGTCATTCGGGCTAAATTTATGGTCCGGATTTTCTACCTTTACAAATTCGGTTGTGCCTTGATTTTCAAATTCGCAATTAGTTAAGATGACCAATCGAATGTCTAAATCTTTGCAACTATTCATTAGCGGCAAAAGCGCATCCACTGCATTGGGCAATAAAGTCTTTCGCTGTGGATCAATCGAGTAATTAAAATAACTTGACAGCACATAAGGCTTCTGCAATCCGGTGTCAGCTTCTTTGTAACAAACAAAAGCCTTGCTATCTCTTTGCTGAGATAGTCTTCTATGGCTGAGGTAACTTTGCGCCGCAACATCTAACCTTGAGGTCCGAGAATTACCAGCCTGATCCAAGCAATAAAACAAAGGCTCTGATACATCCATGAAAGCATGCGGAATTAGTCCAGCATTCTTGGCTCGGATAGCGTAGTCCAAATGCTCATCACCATAAAGCGCATACTGGTCATCGTAACCGCCTATTTTATCCACTACACTTTTATTGATATACACCATACAGCCGCAAGGATTAGAATACCATTTATGCGCACCGTATGTTTTTAGTAACCGGTTACCATTTTGAATTCTTTTTGCCACAACCGAAAACGTGTATGACAGCAATGGCTGATGACTTTCGACATAGGCTTTCCACCAATCCGGTGAAGTAGGATAGCAATCATCATCTGACAAGAATAGCTCATCGCAGCCTTTGTCAATTAGCAGCTCAATACATTTGTTCTTCGCTTTGGCAATTCCAACATTTACATCGAATCGATGGTCCGCATCTGGGTATGGGTCAATGCTTGCATCATCCACAACTACGATTATGGCCCCATTTGGAAGCAATGCTTTCCACTTGGCAACTGTATCCATAGCGGTATCTCTGCGATTGTGGGTGGTTATTGCTACGCCTATCATGTGTATAAATAAAACTCAAAGTTAAATTATTTTAAGCATTAAAAACTTTCTTACCTTTGAATCATGAGACACTTGATACTCTCAGATGGCCGCATCATTCAAGCATCAGATATGGTGGCCGAGCACCTACTGAATAAGAAGGGCGCAAAGGAATTAATACTGCAACCAATTAACACCCCTCAAATATATGCCGATCAAACCGGAGGAAGCGCTGGAGATAGTGAACTTCCTAAACTTAAACGAAGCCGAGAACCTCGAGGAAGCAAAGGAGAAATTCCAAGAGAACTGGGTAAACAGCAAGGAGCTAAGCGAAAAGCTCGGAAAGATTAATGGCACAATTGCGCACGTTGCTAAACGAGCTTTTGAGCCTTTCGGAGTTACGCTCACTGAAGAAGATTTCAAGGATAAGAAGGCGCAAGATGTATTACGCATGGCATCCGAGCGAGCTCGAGAGGCTTATGAAAAGCAGCAAGAAGAGTGGCAACAGCGAGCCGATAAGTCAGGCAGCGAAGAGCTTGTGAAGGAGTGGGAGAAAAAATACAAATCGCTCGAGAAGAAGGTTAATGATATCGACTCAGCCCGGCAAGATGCCATCAATCAGTTCGACCAGTTCAAGCTAAAGATGGCAGAGGAACAAAAGCAGAGCAAGATAAACCACACCTTCGAGAAGGAGCTCTCAGCCATTAAGCTCGACCCATCGGTGAATGAGTTTACCATCAAAGGCTTCAAGGCTACCATCGGGGAGAAGTACGCAATCGACTTGGAAGAGGATGGTAATGTCTTTGTTAAGGATAAGAACAGCGGTGAGCGATTGAAGAGCAAAGAGAAAGCGGGCTCATTCCTGAACTTATCCGATGTGCTGCTTGCTGAAGCTACGGCAGCGGGCATCATTATGAAGAACCCATCAGCCGGGCAGCGTGTGCCGAGACCCGGGCAGGCTATCATACCGCCTATTGAGTCACAATCCGACAAGCGCATGAAAGGTGTTAACCCTCGATTCTTCACAAAATGACAATCAAGCAAGCGTATAAGATATTGATGCACCACGCAGATTGGCGGCAAGGCAAACACAGCGAAATGGTAAGCCCTGCCGACCTGACCAAAGCACTTGAGATTGTGCTTACATATCTCGAAAATAAACTAATGCAGACAGCCCATGCCTGAATATGAAGGTTACAATGTCACGGCATCCGATCGCGCTGGAAAGAAGTATAAAGCGGTAGACGATGACGGCAATGAGATTCACTTTGGCGCTGAAGGGTATCGGATTAAGCCCGGCACGGATGCAGGCAATTCTTACTGTGCTCGTAGTAATGGCATCCCTTCTCCGAAAGGCTCGGCGAATTGGTGGGCTCGGCAGCTTTGGAGCTGCGAGGGGCGAAGGTCAGTAAGCGACAAACCTTTTTTTGGTAGAATCGAATTGCCTTAGTATATTGCGGTTCGTTCTTTATTCGTTCATACTAATTGTTTAGGCACAATTTGAAAAGGCTTGCAGCAATGCAGGCTTTTTTTGTCAAGTGCAGTGTGTTATTTAATAAATTAAAACATGAGATTAGGAAAATTTGATTGTTCAACTGGGTTAATAAACGTGCTTTATAGCGACCCAATAAAAAACATATCAGTAAGAACTTCAACGATAAAAGATGTTCTTTTAATAGATAAATTGCAAAAGGAAAATTCCTATGCTGTAGGATTTATTCAAAAAACAATATGGGATAAATATGTTTTCGGAGGGGAAAGAAATTTTGTTGTATTTATTTGTGAAGCAAATAATGATGCGGTTGGTTATGTTTTAATAACGCCCGGTAAAGGAGCCTACAAATATGGTAAAATACAGCAAATTGCCGTTAGAAATGATGCACGTAGATTATACTATGGAACTGCTTTGTTAGATGTTTGCCGCCAATTTTGTGAGAAATTTCATAGGGTAGGTTTTACCCTTAGATGCAGACAAGATTTAGAAAGTAATAATTTTTGGAAAGCATTAGGATTTGAAAATTATGCAGTATGGGAAAAGGGTAAAGTTAACCACGTTGGATTTAAAGCAAGTGATGATATTAACCTTTGGAAGATAGAGTTAAATAAAAATATTATAACATTATTTGACGATATCAATGAAGCAGATGTTGAATTATTTTCTAAGGGGGCATGGCAAAAAATTTAGAAACAAATTGCATATAATTTTCTTATCTTTGCACCATCTATGATGTAGTGAGCCGCAACTTATCGCGGCAAAGTAGGCGCACCTGTCGGCCTTTGCAACTGGCAGAAACTCCAAACTACATTAATCATGTCTATATCTCGCATTCTATCGGAGTGTCCTAATGTGCAAATGTCACTTAGCGAACTCTTCATCGAAGTTGGACAGCGTGAGCAACTCCCATTTTTAGAGTTCTTGCTTTCGCCTGAAAACGCAAAACTAATCCGCACTGAGGTTGCACCCGGTGGCGGTAAATTAAAAACCGTTCAAGCTCGTTGGATTCAGCGTTTGCCTGAGACCGAAGTAGAAGAGGGTGGCGAAATCCTTGCTTGTACTTCAACCAATACTTACGGCGATTCAACAACCACTTACACGCTTGACACGACTGACACGTACCAAGCATCTCAGCTGATCGATGCTGCTGACATCGCTCGCCATTGCCAGGAGAACTCACGCTATGTGCTTGAGTCGGTAATGCGTTTGATGGATGTACTTGACCGCAAGGTTGCTTCCGCTGCCGCTGTTCAGGCTGTTGCTGACATCGGAACGTGGGGCACTGAGGTGTCAGGGTACTACACTGTAACTGGTGACTGCTTGCAGATTGCTACTCGCCAAACTGGTGGGCAAGCATTGAACGAGTTCGCACTTGCTGACATCCTTCAGGCAACTCGCATGGCTAACTATCCAGGTGCGCCTGTGGTATTTGGCGGTGCTGAGATGCAGCGTTATGCTAATGCTGTGCAAGCTGGTTGCTGCACTCAGTTCGGCATCGACTTGTTGACTATCAGCCAGCAGAACGGTTTCGGATTCTCTTACGATTCTCGCGTTGCAGCGGCTCAAGGTTCGCAGCTTAAGAACTTGGTGACAACTGCCGGAGCAATCCAGTGGTTATCATTCAACTTAGCTGATTGGAATCAGGGCATTACGCCTGTGGCTGGTTCAAACTACTCAAAGACCTTGGTGTTCACACCAGCTGGAGTTCCAGTAGATTTGACCATGAAGGACGATTGCGGTAATTTGTCGATTGTGTTGACTACAACTGGAAAGATTGTAACTCTTCCGACTGACATCTACGAGTCTTCTGACAAGTATGCTGGCGTTAACTACGTGAACTGCGTTGAAATCGCAAACCCGTAATTGGGTTAATGAGCCTGCTATCCCAAGCGGATGAGGACTTGTTAACCCAAAGCGGATTGGATAATCTAACCACGCAATAAAGAGGGGGGCTTCGTGCCCTCCTTTTTTTATTTATCTTTGTAAAAACTAAAGAGATGTGCATTGAATCACTACTCGGATTAAGAGGCTGCGAATCACCAGAGCCATCGACTGGGCTCTACATCGATGACCTCGGCATCAATCAAACCTTTCTCGGGCAACTAATCACAGACCAATACCGCAATGGCGTTGAGCTGTTCGAAGATAAACGAGCCTTTGCATGGCGCAAACTGTCATCCGATGTGCTGACTAAGCTCAGCCCAATGATGAAGAGCGACACGATAATCGAGAGCAAGCGCGTTGGACAAGTTGTGTCCAATTATGCCAACGTGCAGACTGCGCTCGGCGCTGGCAATTATGGCGGCATCAGGTTGAAGATTGACCCGAATACGGTTAGTTATCTGA